TTGGTAAAATTAAATCTGAAGAAACAAGGTTGAAGTTAAGCCAAGCAAACAAAGGAAAGACAAGCAACCGCAAGGGTGTTAAAGTTTCCGATGAAACAAGACAACGGATGATTGAGGCTCGTAACAAAAGAGTTTTAAACACTGTAAATTTTTAAGGAGTAAGTTATGACACATTATGTCCAAGTAATTGGGGGCGAAATTAAGCAAGTTTGGGACACACCTCCATCTGAAGGTGTTGGTAACAACGGCTGGCGTAACGCTGTCGAAGTTCGTCCTGCTATTCAAGCTGGTCGCCAAGGCTACACAGCCCACCGCTTTGACCTGAACACTGATCCAGTGCAGATCATCTGGGATACCTATGAGATTTCCGTGGATGACCGCAAAGGTGGCATGAAGTCCAACGCTGGCTTTGAGTTCCAAATGGTTGTGAACCAACAGGCTCGTGATCCTGCAACTTATGATGCCGCCGCCATTGAGACTGCTCGTCAGGCTATGGTTGCCAAGCAAGCCGCTATTGAAGCCTGCACTACGCACGACCAGTTAGACGCTCTGTAAGCTGTTGCCTGCAAAGCACAACGACAAATTTTTTGTTTGGTTGGGCAAAAAGCCGCTATCTATCTTGTATCATGGCTCCATTAACAAGGAGTTAAAATGAAGATCAACTTAGGTAGTGGCTATAAGCGTATTGACGGGTTCCTTAACATTGATGATGACCCGCTGGTTGAGCCAGATTTCCTTTGCAATATTGAGAGCGACAAGTTGCCCCTTGAGGACAACTCTGTTGACGAGATCCGTGCCCACCACATCCTAGAGCACATTGGGGACGGTTTCATTCCCCTGATGAAAGAGCTACACCGTGTATGCAAGCATGGTGCTTTGCTGGACATTGTGGTTCCCCACCACTTCCACGACAACTTCTACGGCGATCCTACCCATAAGCGTCCCATCACTGTGAGCGGGATGTACATGTTCTCACGTAAGCACTGCGAAGAGCACCGTGATACTTACGGCTCAAGCTCTGGTATGGCTTTGAAGTACAACATTGACTTTGACATTGAGTCGTTTGACTTTGAGTACGACCCCTTTTATCACGGACTGCTGGACATGATGAAGCAGAAGACCGAGAACGGCACATTGACGCATGACGAGAATCAGATGTTCAGGCGTTTAATGAGGGAAGCGAACAATGTGGCGCTTCATACTTTAATCAAAATGAAAGCGGTGAAAGAATGAAAAGAATTCTAGTGATGGGGTTACCCGGTGCAGGCAAGACCACTTTAGCCCAGCACATCCTTGAACACTTGCAAAACGAACGCAAGACGGTCATGTGGCTTAACGCCGATGATGTGCGCAAAAAGTACAACGACTGGGACTTCTCCCACGAAGGTCGTATTCGCCAAAGCTTGCGTATGCGCGAGTTGGCTGACAGCTACGATGTAGATTATGTGATCTGCGACTTTGTTGCCCCCTTGGTAGAGATGCGTAACAACTTCAAGGCTGACTGGACTATCTGGGTTGATACGATTGACCAAGGTCGGTTTGAAGACACCAACAAGGTATTTATTCCTCCGAAGGAATATGATTTTAGGATCACCGAGCAGAAGTCTGAGCAGTGGGGTGAGTTTATTGCCGCGCACATCCTAGACGACCGCCGCCGCCCTTTGTTTGATTGGCAAAAAGAAACAGTCCAAATGCTTGGCAGATGGCAACCTTGGCACGCAGGACACCGCAAGTTGTTTGAGCGAGCACTGGCAAAGACTGGTCAGGTTGTGATTCAGATTAGGGACTGTCAGGGCTGGAACGGATCTAACCCGTTTGCCGCCAATCAAGTCAAAGAGTTCATTAGCCGTGACTTAGACCCTCTGTACCAAGGTCAGTACGAGGTTCAATTGGTTCCCAACATTGTCAACATAACCTATGGTCGTGATGTTGGCTACAAGATTGAGCAGGAATCTTTTGATGACGCTACCCACGCTATCTCTGCTACCAAGATACGCAAAGAGATGGGTGTGTGATCGTTTTCACCAATGGGTGCTTTGACGTGCTCCATCGTGGGCACGTCGAGTACCTTAAACAGTCCCGTAAGCTAGGGAAAAAACTTATTGTGGGTCTGAACTCGGACGAGTCAGTAAAACGCCTCAAAGGCTTGAATAGACCCATCAATAACGAAGAAGATCGCAAGGCAGTTCTGTTGGCGCTGAGGTTTGTGGATGAGGTCATCATTTTTGATGATCCAACGCCGCTATCGTTAATTCAGGTACTGAGACCAGACATCATCACCAAGGGTGGAGACTACAAGCTAGAGCAGGTTGTGGGTTATACGTTTGTCAAACAGACAGTCATTATTCCGTTCTTGGACGGATATTCATCAACAAGGATTATCAATGAGACTATCAGGGATTGTGAAAAAGGGTTGGGGATCTGAGCTAATCTGGGCTACCAACGACAAATACTGCGGAAAACTGCTGACCTTTAAGCAAGGTGCTAAGTTTTCCATGCACTTTCATGCCGTCAAGGATGAGACTTGGCTTGTTCAAAGCGGTATGTTCAAGGTGATCTACATTGACACAAAGGATGCCAGCCACCACGAGCAGGTATTGAACATTGGGGACAAGTGGCACAACCCACCACTCATGCCGCACCAGTTAGTTTGTTTAACAGCGGGTGCAATCATGGAGGTTTCTACGGCTGACTCCGTGGAAGACAATTACCGCGTTAAAGCTGGAGATAGTCAATGCGCATACTAGTGATTGGAGACGCCTGCATAGATGAGTACAGGTACGGTGAGATATTAAGGCTAAACCCTGAGTCTACTGCGCCGCTACTCAACTTTGAGAACAGCGAAGAGAAGATGGGCATGGCGTACAACGTGGCTCAGAACCTTGAAGCGTTTGGGGCAGAAGTTACGCTGTGTGTCAGTGATCAACTGTCCCGCAAGATCCGCTACATTGATCGTAGAACTGGGGAGCACCTTCTTCGGGTAGATCAGGACGTGGAAGCCCAGCCGTATGACTTTAGCACCACTTTGGAAGACTTTGATGCCATTGTGATCTCTGACTACAACAAGGGCTATGTTTGGGTTGAGACAATCAAGGAGCTTAGGCATCAGTTCAAAGGAGCCATCTACATGGACACCAAGAAACGCGACTTGGCAGACTTCCCTGACATCTACATCAAGATCAACGAGAGGGAGATGTCTGAGTCCTACTCACTGCCTGATCCAGAACATCTGATTGTGACCCATGGCGCTAAGGGTTGTGAATACATGGACAACATGTACCGTGCCAAGCCTATTGAGGTAGTAGATGTCTGTGGGGCTGGAGACGTGTTCCTAGCCGCTATGGTGGTCAAGCACCTAGAGACTGGCGATATGAACATAGCCTTGCCGTTTGCCAACGAGAAGGCGGCAATATCTTGCCAAAGTTTGGGAGCTGTATGCGTATCTTAATTACAGGTTACAAAGGCTTTATTGGGCAGAACATGGTCAAAGCCTTGTCAGACCACGAGCTAGACCTGTGTGATTTGGGTGACGAGTATTCCCTCTACGGAATAGATCAAGTCATTCACCTTGGGGCGATCTCTGATACCCGTTGTGATGATTGGTCAGCTCTACGCAAGCAAAACGTGGGTTATTCCATTACTTTGATGGAGCGGTGTCAGAAGTACAGCATACCTCTTCAGATAGCCTCATCTGCATCGGTCTATGGCCCCCACAACACGACGTTCAAGGAAACTGACCTCGTAGCACCAGCCAACCTTTACGCCAAGTCTAAGGCGTTTGTAGAGGGCTACTTTCACGACATGCGCCCAGAGTCCCCTGTTCAGATCTTTCGCTACTTCAACGTGTACGGCGACCACGAGGATCACAAGGGTGATCAGGCTTCACCGTTCCACAAGTTTCGAGAGCAGGCTAAGACTGGTGTGATCAAGATATTTGAGGGTAGCGATGAGTTTAAGAGGGACTTTATCCATGTGGATGAGGTGATCAGCATCCACAAGAAGTTCTTCAATGTGACAAAATCTGGTATTTGGAACGTGGGTACTGGAAAAGCAATATCATTCGCAGAGGTTGCCCACTTGGCAAGTATTGAAATACCAGCGAAAATAGAAACAATTCCGATGCCCGAAGACCTAAAGTCTGGGTATCAAAAGTTTACCCAAGCCGATTTAACCAAGATCAAGGCAACCCTGAAAAATGAGCGATGAAATTGATAAGAGGTTAGCTGTGCATGAAGCTGTCTGCTTAGAACGATACAACAGCATAGATCGTTCTTTGCGGGATGGGGACAAGCGTATGACGAAGATTGAGTACTTGTTATATGCGGTGATGATCTGCGTGCTGTTTGGCCCCGGCGTCGCAAGCGAGTTTGTTAAAAAGCTTTTGGGGTTGTGACATGCGAGACTGGGCTGAAGCATTGATTGCGGCGGCTCTCATAATTGCCTTTGTCACCTTTGGCACGTACATGATTGCATGGAGTTGGAGTTTATATGGTTGACCTTACCAAAGCCATTGGAGCCGTTGCCGCTAGTGTTGCCGCATTAGGTGGCAGTTACACGCTTGCCGATAAGTTTGGCTTTTTTGACCGAGCCATCATTGAATGGACTCCAGAGCATTTTAAAATTGTGGCCGAGGCGGGTAAGCCCATTAATGTGACGGTTGCTCGGATCAAAAAGCGGGACGACTGTTCTGTTGAAAGTTTTACGCCAAGCATCCGTGATGCGGCAGGTATGGTGCATGAAGCAACCACTACTGCAAGCAAGTTCAGCGGCCCAGCGGGGCCAGAAATTGACACGTTCACATACCAACTCACGATGGTAAGAAAAGAAAAGATTGCCCCCGGCAAAGCCACCTTGCTTGCGACCATCAAATACAAATGCCCTGAAGGTGAGCGTGTTGTGCAGTATCCCCGCCATCCCAACCTTAGTTTTGACTTGAAGGGGTAAAGAAATGGCGCAGTTTGAACCTGCTTTTGAACAGATGATGCAAGACGAGGGCGGCTACGTCCTCCACGAAGTACCCGGCGACACCGGGGGTATGACCTATGCTGGCATAGCACGTAATAAAAACCCTCAGTGGCCCGGCTGGGCGCTTGTGGATAAGAAGGAGTTTGGTGGCTCCCTAACGCCTATGGTGCGTGAGTTCTACCGTGTTGAGTTCTGGGACAAGATGCGCGGCAACGAGATTAGCAACCAAGACGTAGCAAACACCATCTTTAATTTTGGGGTAAACGCTGGAATGGGCATGGCTGTAAAGCTGGCTCAGCTCGTGGTGGGAGCTACTCCTGACGGCGGTATTGGGGCCAAAACCGTAGAAAAACTCAACCAGATCACTGACGGTCAGCGTTTTAAAGAGTCCTACGCTTTGGCAAAAATTGCCCGTTATGTTGAGATTTGCAATAAGAACCCTGTGCAGGTTAAGTTCCTAAAGGGTTGGCTGAACCGCACATTGAAGGGTTTGAAATGAGCTTAATAGGCGTTGGATCAATCATTGAAGCCGTGGGTAAGGTTGCAGGCGACCTCATTACCACTGACAAAGAAAAGATGGAAATGGAGATTGAGCAACGTAAGCTCGATCTTGAAGAAAAGCGCATTGACCAAGCTACAGACCTAGCCCAGATTGAGGTCAACAAAATCGAAGCGGCGTCCTCTAGCGTGTTTGTCAGCGGCTGGAGACCTGCCATCGGCTGGATCGGTGTAGCGGCTATGGGCTACCAGTTTTTGGCTTACCCACTGTTTCAATGGGCTTGGAAGTACTTGCAGGCTATGGGTTGGGTTCCTGTTGGCATGGATCCCCCTCCCGTACTTGATGCTGACCAGCTTTGGGTCATCCTATCAGGAATCTTGGGAATCGCTGGTATGCGCTCTTTTGAGAAGACTAAGGGTGTGGCAAGCAAGTAACCTTGTCACAAGTTAAAAGGCATACTAAAATGTCCCAACGAATCTACGAGGTGAACGCATGACGACCGCAAGTGTTATGACCTATGACAGTTTGGTCGAGAACATCCAATCCTATTTGGAGCGTAACGACACCTCCACGCTGGACAAGATCCCTCTGTTTATCATGTTGGCTGAGCAGGTCATTGCCGCCGAGATCAAGTTCTTGGGCAACTTAACCGTCAATACCAGCACCATGACCATTGGGGAAGCAACGATTGATAAGCCAGCTCGTTGGCATAAGACGGTGTCTATGAACGTCACAGTAGCTGGGGAGCGCCAGCCAGTCTTGCTACGTAAGTACGAATACTTACGCGAGTACTGGCCTAACCCCACCTCCACGGAAGTACCCAAGTACTACTGCGACTACGACTACACCCATTGGTTGGTTGCTCCTACCCCCGCGGCGGCTTATAACTTTGAGGTCTTGTACTACGAGCGTGTCCAGCCTTTGGATAGCTCAAATCAGACCAATTGGTTTACCATCTACGCGCCACAGGCTTTGCTGTACGGATCGCTCCTACAAGCTATGCCGTTCCTCAAGAACGATGATCGCGTACCTCTGTGGCAGGCTCAGTACCAAGCGATCATGCAGACCTTGATGACTGAGGACAAGTTGCGTATTGCAGATCGTCAAGCGATTGCCGCTGACAGTTAAGGACTAACATGAGCTACAACTCACCATTCACAGGTAACGTCATTCAACCGACGGACGTCTCTTATCGTGCTGTTACGCTGAGTGCTAACACCCAGTTACAGTGGCCTATCAACGGGAACGCCACTGACGACTACGCCGCTCGTATCATGCAGGTTACAGCTACAACTGCTGGTCTAAGTCTGTACATGCCCCCTGCTAACCAAAGCTCTGTGGGTAATGACGCGCTGATCCGTAATGTTGGCGCTAATACTTTTACTGTCAAAGACTTTGCTGGCACAAACACGATCATCTCTGTTGCCGCAGGCGAGTCCAAGTATGTGTACATCACAGCTAATCCAACAACAACGGGAACATGGGGAACCATTGCCTTTGGTACTGGTACATCCTCTGCTGATGCCGCTACCTTGGCTGGTTACGGATTGGTTGCAAGTGGCACAACATTGAACCAAAGTCACCCAGCTCAGGCTGTTGTTACTGGTGGAACCTTTGCCACTACGGATCGCGCCCAAGCATTGGTTTGGACTGGCGGAGCGGGTACTTACACACTGCCAGCAGTTGCTACTTTGGGCAATAATTGGTTTACCCTGTTTAAGAACAGCGGAACTGGCTCGATGGTTATCTCAGCGTCTGACAACATTGATGGAGCTTCCACAAAGACATTTGCGCCTACAGAGTCAGCATTTATTGTATGTACAGGAACT